GGAGTCCGTCAAAAAAACCACGGGTTCCTTTCCCTGCCACTCCTGAGCGTCAGCGCACTGCCTGCCGTCTGCATGGTTTCGGTGATAATGCCGACCAGTTCAGCGGTGACAGCGCCATCCTTTGAATAACTGATATTGATGCCGTTCAGGGCAATACGCGGCTCCCACATCGTCAGGGCGATCACAGCCGCACTCATACATTGCAGGCGCGTCACTTCGTTTTGCGGTTCATCCAGCAGATCTGGGATCATACTGCCGTAATCCCGCCGCATCACCCGGCTTGCCAGAGGCGTGGTCAGTATGTCGCGTACTGAATTCCACAGCTGATCGGTATCGGTAAGCTGGCCCGTGCCGTCCGGGTTCATTCCGGTATAGCGGACTGTCATTTCGGCCCCCCGGTGTTGCTGCTGCCACCCTGCACACCACCATGCACGTGCGAATGAACCGTTACCCCGTTAGACGAAAGCGATCCGCCAGAATGGGTAACATTACCCTTCATCGTGCCACCCTCCGACAGTTCGAACGTCCGCACTTTCAGATGGTTGGTGCATTCCACAATCGGTGTTTCAAGCGTGACGCTGGCAGAGGCTTTGATATGTACTGTCTTTATGCCCTGCGCTTCCAGTGCGCTGGCCTCTGCGTCATAGCGAAAAGAGGCTCCGTCTGGCGCTGTCAGCACAATCTCTTTCAGGCTACTGCCCGGCGCAGGGTGGTCACTACTGTAGAGACTGCCGATAATGACCGCCGTTTCAGGGTTGCCACCGATACAGCCCAGCCAGACCTGCTCACCCACGGAAGGCGGCACCCAGATACTGAATGCCCCGGTGCGCGTGGTGTTCCAGCGCAGCCAGTCGGTCTGAAGCTCGCCGCTTTGCACGCGCACGCGCCAGCTCTCTTCATCAACGGCAATAACGACGCCGACGCGGAGGATATTTTCCAGCAGGCGGATCAGTTCAGCGCTCATCGTGCGGCACTCCCCAGGCTGTTAATCACCTGTTCCGTAATCATCCGTTCATCGCCAGCGGTAAAGCCCAGCAGCTCACGCACCGGATATTTAGCAAAAGCACCCGGCCCGACCTGATCGCGCTGGCCGTACTGGTGCACACGCGCAATGCGCGCAGCCACGCCGTCATAACCCACGGAAGTACCGCCAGCATCAGCGCGCATTTTGAGAAAGCGATAACTGCGCAACCGCTGAAACATCGGCACCTTCTTCGCAGTGCTGCGGCGCACTGAGCGCGTATTGATCTCGATGTAACGCTCAATATCGCTGCGGTAAAACGTGCGAATATCGTTTCGCTCTTCGTCAAAGCCGGTAATGGTTCGCCCGTATTTTCCCCGGCCACCGTGCCAGTTTTTGAGGCGGCGGATCTCGCCCTGCCAGACAAACACAATGCCCTGTTGAGAACGCAGCACCCGGCGACGGCGGGCGGGATATGGCGAACCTTCCGGATTTTGCTGGGCTTTAATGCGCTGTTGCTGGCTCTTTCGCAGTGCCTGACCCACCGCGCGGGCGGTGCGAATACGTCCGGCCTGAGAGGTGCCCGCCAGTATGTCGCTGAAGACCTGATCCAACTCACGGAAGAGATCGTTACTCATGCGTGTCAGCCTCCCACGTCACATCCTCAAAAATGGCGCTCCAGTCGCCGTCCGCTGACGGGATGCGCGGTTTAGGTTCCGGCAAATGCTCCGCCCGGGGAATACCGTTTTCATCCAGAGTGACCTTCACACGCTCGCGCAGCGGCATTTCAAAAAGAATGTCGGCGGTATCGTCGTTGTTGATAAGGGTCGTAAATTTAATGTTTCGGTTCTTCTCCTGGTTCAGCAGCAGATCGGGCTGGTTGTGCCAGAGCCATGCCATTAACGGCAGCGTGAAATCATCAATATCACCGGCAAAGTTCATCACAAACAACACCAGGGTATAGCGGTACATAAACGACGGTGTTTCGCCGGTCGTCTCGATATTCCCTTCTTCCACAAATACGGTGAAGGCTTCAGGATTGGCCCTGCACCATTTGTTAGCGCGGGTCAGGGTCTCGCGTAGTGAATCAGCTTTCAGCATGGTGATACCTTCTTAACGCCCGAAACGTTCAATCGCGCCCGCAATGATCAGCAGGTAAATAAGCGTCCAGTAAGGGTGAGCGCTCAGGTAGTCGAATAAAGTCATGGTGTTGCCCTCGCGTGGTCAGTCAGTCTTTTCAGGCGGCGCAGATCGAGATCGGCTATCGCCGCCTTATCGGCGTTGCAGGTATCCAGCGCATCGCGCAGGCGATCACTCCAGATGGCTATTGCGCCCCACGTTACCGGGGCGGTCAGTTCCGGCGCTGGCGTTGCTGCCGTCAGGCTTTCCGGCACCGGTTCGTGCATGATTTTCATTTGCGGCTGCGGCGGTACGGTGTTGCAGGCTGTTACTGACAGAAGCAGGCACAACAGTACTGGCACACGTATCGTCTTTGATGGCATCGCGCATGTTTTCACGTCGCTTTTCTCCCTCGGCGTTTCTTTGCTGTTCGGTTGCCCGCAACGGTGCAAGGACTTCGCGGGCGTCAGCAGTCAGCGCCCGCAGCTCATCCAGCACCTCACCATTACTCTTCACCTCGCGGGAAAGTGCTTCATTGCGGACGGAGTCTTTACCGCGCTGATGTGTCTGCCAGAGCAGGCCACCAGAGGCCAGCGCCAACAGTGCGCATAAAATGGCTGTAATCTTCACTTAACAGCCTCCACGTCACGCAGGCACCACGCCTTAAAATCCGTTCTCCGGTTAACCAGCCCCTGGCTGCGTTTACCGCCGCTGTTCACAAAGTCTGTCAGCCGGTTACACATCGCCTGCCATTCATGCGCCTGCGCCTTCTTCCAGATGGTCGTGCGCTGCTTTCGCTTCTGGTCGTCCGTGAACCACATCAGGCCAGTACACCCCACATTAAGACCGGCATCCGTCATTGCCTCAAAGGCAGACTGCGGCATATGCGCGCCTTCAAAATTCTGGTTAATGCAGTTTTCAGCGTGCCGCATATCGTTAATCCAGCGACCGGCGATCTCGCTGTCGCTGTACTCACGCTTTTCAACACGTCCCGTCGAACCAATTCCAACCGTCAGCACGCCAGCCGTGCAGTAGTAGGGCGTATTCCGGCAGTCTTCCCAGCCAGCAATCTTCTGCTGGCCTTCAGGCGTTGTGCGCAACGCGCCCGGACTCAGCGTGATACCCAGCGCAACAATGGCCGCAATGGAGCATTTTTTAATAAGCTGTTTCATCTTCCGGCTCATTCTGTTGCAGGAGGTCAAGCGCCCGGCGCTCTGACCCACTCATCTGTCTGTGTTCTGCCTGCTCAAGGATCTGGTTAATCAGTTCGTTGCGACGCTTCTGCCCTCGTTCGATGCGGGCGCGATAGAGCCATCCACGGGCACCAAAAACCATCCCGACGAGAAGACCGGCCAGCGCAATCTTTTCGCTCAGCGTCATGACGCCGATACTTGTGACCATTGCTGACATGGTAAATGTCAGCCAGTCATTCAGGCGCTGAAAGAAACTTAATCCCATAGCTGCACCATCTCCTGTGTCGCTTTACGCGAGATTTCCGGCAGTTCAATCTCCTGACCGGCATCAAGAAAAACCTGCTGACTCAGTCCTGGATTGGCGGATAACACTTTTTCGGTAACGCCCTGCGTGGTGCCGTAGTGACGCCAGCAAAGCAAATCCACCGTATCCCCCTGCAACGCCTTAACTTTCATCAGCAAAGCTCCGCATAGAGTCGTGGTTTGTCGCGAATATCAGCGATGCTCCAGCGGGCATCCCGCCAGAGATCATCCCGTTGCAGGTCAAGCGCGGCGGCGTCTTTGTCGCCTTTCGCCGTGGTATCAACGTCGCGATAGCCTTCAAGTACCAGCGCCCTGGCAATCGAATAGACTGCACGGCGAAAGCGGTACACCTTCACGTTTTCACCGTTGATAACCAGCTTTTCCGTCTCACCTGACGGCAGGACTGAAGGCACATCTTCCAGCGTGTGAAAGCCTGCGCTGACCTGCGCGGCGCGCCAGTCCAGCAACTGTGCGGTGACATGGGCTACCGCTTCAGTGGTGACGTGCATCAGCCTGGACGTGGTGATACCGCCAGTGATACGCGCGGCCAGACGGAGATCGGCCAGTTTAATCACCGGCCAGAAGTCCCCGGCGCTGACAGTGGTATCGCCATCATCAACATCGGGGGTATCACTGTCGGCAGGCAACACGCGCTTATTTGCCACAAGGCTGCTCATGCACTTATCTCCCATAAATCAGGCGGTGGGCGGGTGGTTAAAAGACCTTTTACGGGCAGATA